CGATCTGGACGGGCTACGGGATGCCGATGAGATTACTTTCCGGATCAATTCCGTGGGAGGCGATGTGGAAGCCGGGATCACAATCTACAACCGGATCAGGGAGCTGGCTGCCAGAACCACCACGATCGTGGACGGGATCGCAGCAAGCGCGGCGTCTATCATTGCGCAGGCGGGGGATGTCCGTCAGGTGTCCCTCGGGGCGCAGACCATGATCCACGGAGCGGCAGCCGGGCTTATCGGATATTACAATCTGGAAGCCGTAAAACGGGTCGAGAACATGCTCACCGCCATCAATAAATCCGTGGCCGGGATCTACGCGGCGCGAAGCGGGCGGGATGAGGAGCACATCCGCACCATGATGACCAAAGAGAAGTGGATGACGCCGGAGGAAGCGGTAGACGAGGGCTTTGCCGACGAGATCATCGGCAAGGAAGAACCACAGGTAGAGAGAGTGGAAGATTCCGCCTACATCTATGTGAATGGGATCCCGCACAACCTGCACGGTCTCGGTTTTCCGGAGGCGATGACCATCAGGAACACACTGCCGCACAGCATACTCGGGTCAAAAGGAACAGGCAGCCCGGAGGACCTGAGAAGCTTGAAGCCGGGAACGGCGGCGCAGTATCCGGGCAAAATTGCGCCGGCGCAAATGGTATCAAACGGTGGGGAGCCGTCTGATATAGAGCAGGTAACATCAACAGCACAGGAAGGAGGAGTAAAGATGGATCTGCAGGAACTGAAGGCAAACCATCCCGAGCTGGTGGACCAGATCCGGGACGAGGCAGCACAGACGGCTCGCCAGGAAACGGAGAGCGCTGTGCAGGCGGCGATCGAAGCCGACAGGAAGCGCATGAAGGAGATCGACTCCATTGCGCAGATGGTCGGCGACAAGGCACTCGTCGCCAGGGCGAAGTATGAGGAGCCGATGGATGCGGCGCAGCTAGCACTTGCGGCGATGCAGGCGCAGCAGGCAGCCGGCAGCGCATACCTCGCAGCGCGGTCGGAGGAGACGAAGGACGCAGAGGGCGTCATCGGAGCCACGAACGGCGGCATGGGAGACGAAAAGGTAACCGATGAGGCGGAGCTTTCCGCGCTCATCAACAAGCTGGAGAAGGAGGGCATCTGAGATGGCACTGATCGAGAGAGCGGAACCTGACAACCTGATCGCCACAAACGCACACACTGCGACCGTGCAGACGGTGACGGTGAAAGCAGGAGAGGGCGACCTGAAGCGCGGCACCGTGCTGGCACGCAACAGCAGCGACAAGTTCGTCGTGGCCTGCACGGCGCAGACCGGAGATGCGGAGGTGATCCTTGCGCAGGATGCGGACGCAACCGGCGGCTCGGACGTGATCGCCGAGGTCTACAACAGCGGCGATTTCTTCGAGAACGCGCTGATCACCAAGGAAGAGACAACGGGGACGCCTCCGGATGAGGTCACGGCTCCTTACGCGCTGACCGAGGCCGACAGGCTGAACCTGAAGAACGCGGGGATCTACCTGATCGCCGGGCTTGACTGAGAGGAGGGGATAGACGATGGCTATCAATCTGTATGACACACATACCATGTTGCGGCTGAGCGAGGCGATCAGGCCGAAGTCGACGTTCCTGCGGGATCGCTATTTCCCGACCGCAAGCGAGGATATCTTCACCAGTGAGGATGTACTGGTGGACTACAAGGATGAGACCGGGGCGAACCTCGCACCTGTAGTTCTGCCCGACAAGGGTGGCATCCCGGTAGCCAGGGAAGGCTACGAGACGCATCAGTTCACGCCTCCGCTCGTGGCGCCGGAGCGTCCGCTGACCGCGGCTCAGCTGCTGAAGAGGCAGGCCGGAGAGCAGGTGTTCTCGAACATCACGCCGCAGGAGAGGGAGGCGAGGATCCTCGCGCAGGATCTGAAGGACCTGAACGACCTCATCGACAATCGCGAGGAGTACATGGCGGCACAGACACTGCTGAACAACGGCTACACGCTGAAGCAGTTCGCCGACCGCTACGGCTCCAGCAACTACGTCGAGAAGACGATCAAGTTCTACAACGGCGTGAGCAATCCGGCAGTCTACACGCCGTCAGCGACGTGGTCCACCAACTCCACCGCGATCATCTCCGACCTGGCTGCCATCGCGAACATCCTCACGAAGCGCGGCCTTGCGGCTTCGGACGTGATCGTCTCCGGAACGGTGGCGGATGTCATGCTCGGCAACAAGAACATCCTCGACCTTCTCGACAACCGGCGCTTCATCCTTGCGCAGGAGGTGAACCCGCAGGAGCAGGCCAATGGCTCCGTGCTTATCGCCGTCCTCAACGTCAAGGGGCACATGATGAGCGTGTTCAGCTACACCAGGGAGTACACAGACGAGAGCGGCAATGTCACTCCGTACATCCCGGAAGGCTACATCGTCGTGACGGCTCCGGCCATGGGACGGACGGCCTACGGCGCCATCACGCAGATGGAGGGCGCAAATCGCGACTTTGTGACCTACGCTTCGAAGCGTGTGCCGCATGTCGTCATCAATGAGCACGACAACACCAGGAGCCTCATCCAGCAGGCAAGGCCTCTGACCATGCCGAAGGTGAGGAACTCCGCGATCAGCGCGCTTGTGCTCTTCTGATCGCGCAGAAAACGAAAGGGGGAAACATCATGCTGGTACAGATCAATACGGCGTACAAGGGTGTGTTCGGATATTACGACCGGGCACTGAACACGGTCATTCCGAAAAGGGCGGGCGATCCGCCCTTTGAGGTGGCCGACGATGTGGCAAGGAGACAGATCACCGCAGGCGTGCTGGCCATCGCGAAGGAAGAAGGGGAACCGAAGGCGGAGCAGAAAGAAAAGCTGACAGTGCCGGAGGAAACCAAAGCACAGGAACCGGCCGGACATGAGGCAGGGACCGGCGGAGCGGGCAAGCCCTATGAGGACATGTCCTACTCGGAGCTTAAGGCGGAGGCAAAGAAGCGCGGGATCAAGGTTTTCGGACAGAGCGCCTACACGCTCAGGAGACTCCTGGAGGGAGGAACAGACGAGGAAGCTCCGGTTCTCTCTGCAGAGGATCCGGTATGAGCACATTTCACGACCTCGTGGAAGCAGACCGCGCGATCTTCCTGAACATGGACGAGTTCGGAACGGAGCATGATGTGGACGGAGCAACCATCACCGTCGTGCTGGAGGACGAGCAGGTCGAGGAGCTGACTGCCAGAAAGATGCAGGGAGAGACGCTCTACATTGACGGCGTGGGCTACACGGTGGACACCTGGCTGGAGGAGATGGGGGTCACAAGGGTAGGGCTGTCCCTGCCGGAAAGCTGGTGACGCTATGACGATCACAAGGACAATCGACCTGATCTGCGAGTGGCTGAACGCGGGAGTCTGCCAGGAGGTGGAGTTGAAGAAACCGGCGGCAGACAGGGAACCGACGGATATCAATTATGATTACCAGCTGGTGCACCCCTTTGCATTCCCGCTGTATCTGCCGACGAAGGACAATCTGCCGCCGAATGCGGAATGTACCTTTCCTTCCATCTGCGTGCAGCTGGAATATGGGACAGATGACCCGAACAACCGGGAGATGAACATCAACCTGGGCTTCGGCGCATGGACGCCGGGGATCCACCCGAAGGACTGGCTCATTCCGGAGGGAGGAGAACCGGGAGACTACAACACGGAGATCTTCAACAAATCGATGGAGGGCTGGCGGGATCTGTGGAATTTCGCAGACCGCACGATCACGGCGGTCGAACAGGCCACCTACATCGGTCGGAACGACAGCGAGAAGGTGGAGGTCATGCGGGAAGGGATGGAATTCGGGCCATACAGGGAGGAGGATTCCATCCCGTCCTTTTATCCGCACTGGTTCGGGTACTTCAAGTTCAAGGTGCGGAGCACGTTACTCAGGAACAACCAGGATATCATCAATCTTTTGTAGAAGGAGGGCAAACGATGGCATCTGAGTATTTGTACGGCACATATGGCCATCTGGCTGACAGTGTGGTGGAAGCCAGCACCGATGTGTCGACCGTCGCGCTCTACATCGGTACCGCACCGGTCAACCTCGTGCGGGGCTTCGCCGATAAGGGCGTGATCAACAAGCCGGTGAAGATTACCAACAACACCGACGCACAGAAGAAGATCGGCGGCATCGCGGCAGACTGGTCGAAGTATACGCTGTCGGAAGCGGTGGCGGCGCACTTCGCCAACGCCAACGGCAATGTCGCACCGGTCTACGTGATCAACGTGCTGGATCCGACGGTCCACAAGAGCGCTTCGCCGACCACCGTGACACTGAATTTTGTCAACGGCAAGGCGAGCTTCGCCAGCGAGGATATCATCCTCGACACCCTGGCGCTCGCTGACAAAGCAGAGGGCACGGACTACGCCGTAGACTACAATTTCACCACACACAAGGTGACGATCGTGTCGGTAGACAGCGCAAACCCGCTCACCGGAGCGATCGTGGCGAGCTACTACACCATCGACACGACGACGGTCACGGAGGAGGACATCATCGGCGTGAAGACGGAGGCGGGTGTTTACACCGGCATCCAGGCGGCGGCGCTCATGTACCAGACATTTGGTGTGACGCCGAACCTGTTCGCTGCTCCCGGGTGGAGCGGGAAGCC